GTTATGTTTGCTAACGGTGAAAAATGGTCGCAAGTAAGAGCGCATGGTTATTTGCGGGACAACATGAAAAAGGTTCAGTCTCCGTTGATCATAATTAAACGTGGCGACATTGCCCAAGATGAAAGAATTGCGACATTAGGTGGTCAGGTTTGGGGTGGTAATTCAGTAGCATTTCCGAAGCAAAGGTTAATCCCTTACAAAAATTCAGGTATGCAATTCGATAAAGTTGCAGGTCAATATCTGACAAAGGAATCAGTCGAATATTATCTTGTCGATATTCCTGAATATGTCAGAATAACTTATGACTTAGTTATTTGGACTGACCTTCAAGAACAAATGAACGTTTTACTTCAAGGGTTAATTCCAATGTCAAATCATATTTGGGGTGACTTTCATAAATTCAGGACAACTATTCAATCAATAACGCCTGATAACGTGAATGTTCCCGGAGAAGACAGGTTGATAAAAACAACAATCAGTTTGCAAGTAGACGGATATTTAAGAAACGAATACGAATATCAACAATCAAAAATACAAAAAGCATTTTCGGTCAAAAAGGTTAAGTTTCTTGAAGAAAGTACAGACCAAATCATTTATGACGACGTGCAAGACATTATCAATCCAAACGAATTAAAAAGGAATTTAAGATGAAAAATAAACCAACCAAAAGAGACATCATGATAGTAGAAGACTTTGTTAAGAAAACTACTAAGTCGATGATGAATGAAGGCTATACCGAAGATCAATTAAATAAAATTGAAGTAGGGGGCGAATATCCAGCCAAATTTATGATTAAATCTTCTAGTGGAAATACTAATTATATTTCAATTACCCAAGAATCTGCCAAATCTTTAATGAAATGGTTGAATAAAAATATGAAAAGTTTTTCAGCCCAATAATGATAGGAATATAAATGCCACTGCCAAATCAAAAACAGCCTCAGCAACAGGGTAAGCCTCCGGTTGAAAAGCAACCACCAGAGCAACAAAAACCGGTTCCAAAGCCGGAACCACAAAAGAAACCGGAACCAAAGGTTCAGAAGGATGAATCATTGAAATTCACCATGACTTATGCCAACGGTGGGTTTAACAATGGTATTGAATTGAAACCGGGAAAAGACGGGAAGATTGAACTTTCTATCGCCATTTATGGGGGCGGGGAACCTAAGTCATTAGGCATTCAAGGGTTCAGTCCTGAAATTAAAAAATTAATTAGTGCCTATGAAGTTGGAGCAACTAATCAACAAGATACTGCTGACATAACCAAAGCGTTAAAAGAATATTTTAAACGGGTTAATCAGGTATTAAGTTTGAAAGTCATCGAAATTCTTCAAGGAGCCGACAACCAAATCAAAGACGCAATTAAACAAACATTTAAAGAGGTAAAATAACCAATGAAACCAACCAAACGAGATATTATGATAGTAGAAGATTTTGTCAAGAAAACTACTAAGACAATGTTGAATGAAGAAAATTTAAGTGATGGTGAGAAAAAAGTATTAACTTTTGTAAAATCGTATGCTAAATTTATTGATGTTCCAGAAATGAACGCCGCAATGTCAATTATTAGAATTATTGATAAGAAATATAAATAAAAGGTCAGAAACAAATGAAAAAAATTCACCCACTCAAAGAAACATACGAACGTTCATTTGGAAAATTGAATGAAGGTTCTGCTCATAATCAGATCAAGTACAACATGACTACCATTCACAAACAAATTCAAAAATTGAACCAGCACGTCCAATCTAATCCTGAATTTAAAGATGGAGACCCAATTAAAAGCGGAATTGCAAATGTGTTGGTTGCGTTTAATAAATTTTTTGAAACGAATAAATAAATCGACCGAAGGGGTCACATTGGTTTGGAAAAATTCGTGGATATTTATAAGAAATAAAATGAAAATAAAATAGAGGATATGCTATTTGGCACAGAGTAATATTTATAGCTCACCCGGAATTTATAGTCGGGAAACTGACCTAAGTTTCCGTCCGTTGGAAATTCAAGCTGCTGGTGCAGCAGTAATCGGACCTACCGTTCGCGGTCCTGCATTCGTACCGACTCCTATTTCAACTTATTCTGAATATATTAGATGGTTTGGCGATACGTTTATTTCTGGCAGTGGTGCAAGTGAAAAGATGTACAAATACTTGACTACCCATTGTGTTCAGGAATACTTGCGTTATGGTCAGGTTATTACGGTCGTTAAGATTCTTAACGCGAATTATCAGCCAGCGTATTCTTACGTAATTAACAGTTCAAGTTATGCGGCCTTATCAACTGCTGCAAGCGGTTCTGTAACTTTTGCGGCCAATAACATGGCGTTTAAGATTGTTGCATTGAATGATGGTGATATTACCAATTCAGGACGTTTAAGTGCGTCTGTTTCTGGTTCTGGTGTTACTGCCGACGAAGGCACTTCAAATAATATTTTGAATAGTGGTTCTCAGTTCAATATTCGTTGGGAAATTGCAAATGTTGATTCATCAAGGGGTGTGTTTGACCTTTATATTCGTAGAGGTGATGACATTTCTAACCGTAAGGTTTTGATGGAACAATATTCACAAGTAAGTCTTGATCCGAACACACAAAACTACCTTCCAAGAGTAGTTGGCGATATGGTTAATACGCTTCGTTATGATTCTAATGGTTCTCCTTATTTGGAACGTTCAGGTTCATTTACGAATAGAAGTAGATTCATTCGTATCGAAGGAACAAATAATACTTTCAATTATATCAATTCAAATGGTTCAGTACGTGATGCAAGTCTTTCAGGTTCATTACCTGCTGCTGTTAGTGGAACCTTTGCGGGTGGAAGTGATGGAAACGTTATTCACCCAAGAGCAATGAACGAAAATATTTTTGCAACGAACACACAAGGTTTCAATCCTGCATCTGGTGGATGGGGTCAAATCGCTTATCAAGACGCAATTGACATTCTTTCAAACAAAGACCAGTATGATATTAACCTGTTATTCACTCCGGGATTAATTGATAACTTAAATGGTCACAGTGCAATTATTACCAGAGCGATAAATATGTGCGAAGACCGTGGCGATGTGTTTTATGTAATTGACCCAACGTACAAAGGTTCAACTGTTGGTCAGGCACAATTGGCTGCCGAAGCCAGAAATACAAACTACGCTTGTTACTACTATCCTTGGTGCATGATTCCTGATCCTGATTTGGGTCGTAATATTTGGGTTCCACCTTCTGCGATTGTTTCAGCCGTTTATTCATTTAACGACTTGGTTGCACATCCTTGGTATGCGCCTGCTGGTTTGAATCGTGGTACGTTGGATACAGTTATCCAAACTGAACGTTTGATGACACAAGGCGACCGTGATAACCTTTATATTAAATCAGTTAACCCTATCGCTACGTTCCCACGTCAAGGTGTTACGGTTTGGGGTCAGAAAACCCTTCAAAAGAAACAAAGTGCATTTGACCGTATCAACGTAAGACGTTTGTTGATTGACGCTAAGAAGTTTATTGCGTTCACGGTTAAGTATTTGGTATTTGAAAACAACACGGTTGAAACTCGTGCCAGATTCATCGAAATTACCGATCCATATTTCCGCAGAGTAAAAAACCAACAAGGTCTTTACGATTACAGAATTATAATTGATGAATCGAACAATACTCCGGATGTGGTTGACCGTAACGAAATGAGAGCGCAGATTTATTTGAAACCTGCAAAAACTGCCGAATTCATCATCGTGGATTTCTTGGTACTTCCTACTGGTGCGTTGTTCCCTACTGACACTAACGAATAATAAGAATAGATTATCCGAACCTTTGAATGAATATAAAAAAGTTTGAAGGTTCGGATATTTATAATAAACAGAGGAAAATTAGAAATGCCAAGACTTTTAACACCGGAAGCGCACAATCCAATTTTGCAATTCCGATATATGATTACTACTTCAAAGTTACCAAACGTTCAATTGTATGGTAAGGCTGCTACGCAACCAACCCACCAATCTGCTCCGGTAACTGTTGAATATGTAAACTCGTATTTTAAAGTTAAGGGAAAACTGAGATGGGATTCCATTACAATTTCCTGCTATAACTTTGAAGGAATTACCGCTACTGAATTATGGGGATATTTGCAGCAACACCAAGCGGTTGATTCTGCGACTGACACTTATGCTCCAACCTACAAACATGACCTTCAATTGCACCTTCTTGGTCCAGATGAAGCCCCTGTTGGTACTTGGAAATTAGTAGGTGCATTCTTTGAAACAGTTGCATATGGTACTCATGATCGTGGAACAGATGATGTTTCGACTGCGGAACTTACCATTTGTTACGATTATGCGACCTACTCCTAATTATTAAATTAAAACTTAAAAAGGAAAATATTATG